AACATGGTGACAGATCCAACTCTTGCTGTTTAATATTAAAGGAGTGTAAATAATTATGGAAAAATATTTGACTTATAATCATCCAGCAGTTGCTCCTTTCGGGATTAAATTAGGAAAGGTATATCTGCTAGAAGAGTTAGAAAAAATGTTTACTTTAGAAGAAATTAAGTGTTTCTTTAAGCCAGATAATTTTAAATTCAGTGAGGTTAAGTTGGAAAAATAATTACATATGGTTTCAATTTGATTTTGCAAGATTAAATTGAGTAATTAAAAAGGCATCTGCCTATACAGATGTCTTTCCCCCATTTGTCTCTGATATAGGAAGGGGATAATAAAATGTTGATAACAAAAGAAGTAATAACAAAGTGGAATCCAACTACCAAAAAATACTATGAAAATTTAGGATATATTTATACTAAACATAATGCAGAATTAGTAGTAAAAATTGAAGACTTGCATATTGGTTCTAATATAGAGATAGAATTTGAATGTGATATATGTAATAAACCATCGACTACAAGATACAGTAGATATATAATAATTAAAAATAAATATGGTAAAGACATATGCAGAAAATGTATGTGTGGGGTGGTTTCACAAAATACAAGAAAACTAAATAATAACAATGGATATGGCAATTATGACACTCATGATAAAAGAAAAATAGAATTACGAAAATATTTAGAAGAATACTACACACTAGATAAAATGGTTTCAAATGAGATAGGAAAAAGATTGTATGATAATTTTAAGAGTCATAAAGACGATGTTTATGACACAGCAGTAGAATTAGGTTATAAAATCGAAGATATTTCTAAATCAATGCCTAAAGATTATTATATTAATCATCCAGAAATTATTAAAGAAAAATTATTAGGATTCATAAAGGAATATAATAGATTCCCTAAGAGCAAAGAAATGGAGAAAGTATTACGCATTAATACCCATTTTGTTAGTAAATTTGGCGGGGTTAACGCATTTAGAAAATTAATTGAATATGATGACAGCAGTGATTTAATAGACCTCCGTGGTGACTATAATAAATCTATAGGAGAATTGATTTTTGCAAATTATGTGTGCAGTCAAGGATTAAAAGATAAATATACTAGAGAACAATATCCATTTCCAAAAGAAGAAGGTTATTTTAGGTCTGATTTTACTTTTTACTTGGAGAATGATAAGGATATTCATATTGAAGTGTGGGGAGTTAAAGCAACCGAAATAAACTCCGAAAGAGCAGTACACTATCATAAAATAAGGAAAATAAAAGAAAAATTATATGAAAAATATTCAAACGACCTAATATTAATTAGTATAAACTATGAGATTTTTGATAAAAAATATGATGAAATACAAAAACATCTATATGATATGATTTCACCATATATTGATTTAAAATTTAAAAATGTATCTTATAAAAAATTATTATCCCCTTCTTCTCTTAGCGATGATGAGATATTTAATGAAGTTATGATGATAAGTCCAGATGGTTTAACATTGCCAACAACTACTGACTTACAGATGTATAGTGCGGGATTATATTATCAAATTCTAAAACGTGGTTATACCTACTATGAGTTCGCAGATAAATATGGAGTAAAAACTAAATTAGTTAAAGTAAATTGGACTAAGAAATTAATATTTGAACATTTTAGTGAAATATTAAAGTCTGGCAAAGTAATTGATAAACAAACCATGAATGAACAATATAGTAATTTATCGTGTGCAACCGAAGATTTTGGATATGTGACTAAATTAAAAATTGACTACTTTTATAAACAAAATAAAATACCTTCACAAGAATTGGATTGGGTTATTAATTTAGCAAATGGAATTACAAAAACTACGGCAAATTATTCTAAATCAGAAATAAATAAGGCAAAAAAACTATTAGATAAATTATATCCTAATATTCATGAAGAAATATGTTGTGCATCTTGCGGCAGAGAAATGACAAAGAATCATATTTATGAATTATATTGTAAGAAATGTAGTGAAAGTATATTCAATGGAAAAATGAGATATATTAAAGCATTATTTACCGAAACAGAATACAATAACAACTTTTCAGTGAAGGCAATTGAACCATACTTATTAACAACTAAAGGATTTAATACTGTATCTAATATAAAAATACAATCCTATAGGAATTACTTTAACATGATATGGATTGATGTAGTAAGAAAGTATAATAAATTTGACGATTTGTATAATTATATTATTGATGAGTTTACCGCATATTGTAAAATTGATAAGAATCAAGACCTTCGTAAATTTTCTAAGGAACATAAATATATAACATCAGATATGCTTGTTGGCATAGGGTTTGACAAAATATATAAAGATGTTGGCATAATTAAACAACAATATACAGACGATGGATATAAAGATAATTTTTTAGAATTAGTTAATACATTTGGCTATATACCATTATATAATGGTTTCATAGAAAAAACAAAAATAAATATTTTATCGTACTCTAATAAGTTTGATTTACATAAAGATATTTATGATGAAATTGTGAAAATGTATTCATCGGATATTGACTATGAAGATTATTTAAAACGAAAGAAAGAACATAAATCAAACATTGGGCGTAAATCAGGGAATGTTGGTCGTATATTTAGTGAAGAATATTTACAAACAAACTTTACAGAAGTATTTGATAATTACTTTTCAGAACAAAATAAATATCCATCTAAAAAAGTATTTAATGTAATTTCGAAACATGATGATAGCACTTATAGAAGAAGATTTTGTAAATCATGGACTGGTATATGTGAAATGTATGGATACAAAACTCAACAATCAGCATAAATCAATTATAAGAAATTGCAAATCCTATAATTGTTCATAATCCTACCAACATCCAACAACATCCCATCCACAATAAGGAAAGACAGACAACCAAATTGTCTTTCTTTCCTTATTTTTTTACTATTTTCCATAATCACAATAATCACTAATAAATTCTCATCCAATCAAGAATCTCAAAATAATAAAATCTAAAAAGAAAGAAGGCAAAAATAATGGGAAATAATTCATGTATTACAAATTGGGTTTTTCAAAGTTCAGCTACTCAAATTGGTGAAGGTTTCATTTTAAATATTTCTGGCGGAATGGTAACAATGAATATTTTTATCACAGGAGATGCAACTGCATCAACATGTGTTTTTGAAGGAAAAGATTCTGATGGAAATTGGTATGCTGTAAAATGTGCAAATTTATCTACTTTAACTTTGGCAACTCAAACTGTTGGTATTAATGAAACTTGGCAAGCAGATTTGACTGCGTGGACGAGTTTTAGAGTTCGTATTAGTGCAATTACTGTAAGTGACACAAAATCGTTGAGTGTCAAGGGAAAGGTAGTGAATTAATATGAGCTCAGATATGATTGCAAGAGGAATGGCAGACAAAAATAATAGTGATCTTAGTTCGTATAAAGTAGATGTTACGAATGACTTATCTGAAATTATGAATAATTTATCCGAGTTACAGAACACAGGTGTTGATACTGTGGCAAGGACTCAATTAGCTACTAATAGGGTAAAAGCTAACCCTCCAACGCCTCTATCTATCGCCACCTATGATGGAAGCAATCAGGCCATGCACCCAAAGGCTATCAAATTTGATACTCCTTGGAATGGTTATACTTATTGGATGAGCTATAGCCCATTACCATTCACGACAGATACTTATGAACATCCGTGTATTGCTGTGTCAAATGATGGGGAAACATGGATTACACCTCCAGGACTCACAAATCCATTAGACCTCCAGATAAATGTGGGGGCTAATTACCTTTCAGATCCATGTCTTGTATTCAATTCAACCACTGGCAGACTTGAATGTTGGTATCGTGCTGTAAAAAATGCGACATGGGAAAAGATTTACCGAAGAACAAGTTTGGATGGTATAACATGGACTGAAAGGGAATTACTTTATACAGCAGATCCGTCACCTGTTAGTGGTCTTTTGACTTGCCCAGTTGCGATATGGGATGCCATTGCAGGTAAATATTTAATATGGGTGGTTTATCTTGCCGTACCAAATATTCAAAGAGGAATTAGATATTACGAGTCAACTGATGGTACTGCATGGACTGAGAAACGAGTATTTTCTATGTTCGGTGGTTACGCTGATACAAGCCGACCTACACCATGGCATTTTGATATTATCAAAACTTCAATTGGTTATGAAATGGTATTTTCTGCATATGTGAGTCAAGATTTAAATACACTTCATAAACTGTGGTACTCAGTATCTTTGGATAATATAACATGGTCTGTACCTTTCCCCATACTAGAGCGTGGATTTACTGGGAACTGGGATGATACACAATTGTATAAACCATCATTAATTAAAAATGATAGAGGTATATCATTATATTATTCTGGGAAAGCATCTGACAATTCATTTCACACAGGATTAATTAAAGCTCCGTCAGTTGAAAGCCTTAGTATAAATCCTCCTCCTGGAAGTTTAATTGCGGTATCCACTTATAATGGCAATGCTGAGGTAGCCGTTACTGCGGTTGATGTTACAACAAATACATTCACAAAAACTGCTCATGGTTTATTGGATGGCGACCGCATTTTCCCTACACTTAATATTGGTGTGTATGGAGTTTATCCATTACAGGTGTATGCAGGGGGAATGGTACAAGGAACATATTATGTGGTAAACAAAACAATTGATACATTTCAAATATCCCTTACTGTAGGTGGGGCAGTTATTGATATTATAGACAATGTTAATGTTGATCTTACAAAATGGCACTTTGAAAAATATACGACAAATGGGATAGCTATAAGCGGATTGTCGGCAAGTTTGGCGTATAGAGCGGTTGCATACTCTAAATGGGAAAAACAATCTGGAAATTTTACTTTAGCACCATCAAATAGTAATTCACAGACTTGGTATACTCCTTATTGGGTAGTGGGAGGAACGACATTTAATTACCCTATAATCTCTTATACTCCAGATATCTTTGGTATGACGGAAGTTATAGCGTCAACCTCTATAAATTCACCTGCGGTATTGAAAAATAATCATAATGCTGTGCGAGTTGATCCTGTGCAACCAACAAAATTTGCTCAAACAAGTGCATTGACAACATGGGTAACTAATGATGCACGTATTATGGGATATCCTATAATTTCATTTACATTATGGAATAGTAGTGTGGGCATAGCCAACGGATCGAAGTTGGAGATATGGAGTGTATAAATGTGGAGGATGAGATGCAATGCTTTTTTATAATAATAATTCTATCTCAAATAACAAAGAATTACTAAAAAACATATATTATATAGATCCAATTGAATGGAATATTAAAAGAGATGGTCAGGGAGACCCTGTTACAAATACTGTCAATATCCAATCCGCAATAGATAATGCAGTTATCCTTGGATATGATGCTGTATATTTACCAAAAGGAAATTACTTAGTAGGAGCAGTTCCACAAGATTTAATCATGGACAATAAAGTTTTAACTCTGCATGACGGAATTTCTCTATATATGCACAATCAGACTATTATCCAATTAGCAAGTAATAATTATGCTAACTACGATATTGTTAGGATATTTAATTCTGATAATTCTTGTATCTATGGAGGTCAAATTATTGGTGATCGCCTCATCCACGATTTTGGAGTTAACCTCCAAGAGTATGTTGTTGGTGGAGGCAATAACACAGGCGTAAATGAGAAAGGTGCTATTGTTCCAGAATTTGGTAGTAGTACCTTCATATTAACTAAAGTTCAGTTAGATAGTTATCGTTGCGTACTTATTGACAATAAATGGGTTCCAGATGCAGTTAATTACACACACATAGCTTTTAGACTTATGGTAGACGTTGAATCATTAGCAGAACTTGCCGAAACTTCATCTGTATCATTTATTGGAGTATCTAATGGTGTTCAGAAGTTAAGGATTGATAATATAGTATTTGGTTATGGTACTACAACGACAATTACTAAAGCTCAGTATGATGCATATAGTTCGTCAGACACCTTTATATTTTATTTAATTGGGCATACTTTTAAATTTACCTATAATCATTCCACATTATTTTTGCCGAATAATGATACAAGAAACTACAGATATCCAACACATGAATTTGGTAATGGGATAAACATTAAAAATTCTAAAAATAATATAATATCTACTGTCATATCTGAAGTTACGGGAGATTGTATTTTTATTGGTGGTGTCGATGTAGCGTCTAACTTTAACATTGTTCTAGATGGTTGTTCCCTTACACATGCAAGACGCAATTGTTTAACATTAAACCAAGGAGATACTATATTAATTAAGGATACTTATATCGGTTATGCAAAAGGAACTTCTCCTCATAGTGGAGTTGATATTGAACCAGATTTAATAAACCAGAATGTTAAAAATGTTATAGTTGACAATGTGACTATCGATAACTGCTATGGTTATACTGTAATTTCTAGTGTAAGTGGTTCAAGAAATAATTATTTAAGAAGTATAGATTTTAAAAATTGTACTATTGATGGGTCATTTTACATCACCAATGTTCCAGATAGATTTACTATTGATAAGTGTGCTTTTGCTTCATCTATAACAAAAAGCTTACAAATGAATCCTAACAACTCTCCTAATTATTTAGTTACTAATTCATCTTTTGATAGTATTGATAGTAGTTTATCTTTGAGTGGCATTTTTAGAAATTGTATATTTTCTTGTCCAACAATAGCCACATATATTTCAACAGAAGCATCAGAAATTACAAATTGTACATTTAAAAATGTGTTTAGATTGCGAAATAGCAATGCTAATATTACATTTATAAGCACAGTTTTAAGTGACAGTGGAAATATTTTCGACAATTGTTCAGCTATAGAATTAAAGAAAACTAATCAGTCTTCTACATTTAAATTATCTGGATTAACAATGATAAATAATTCTTCATTTCAAGCAGGTACAGGATTTACCGTTCGTAATATAAAAAAATGCTCTATAAATAAATCTAATATTAGTGGTGTTGGGAAAACAAATTTTATAGATTGTAATATTGTAAAAGGAGATAATTATGGTTGGGATTATTATACAAATGTTACCTATATTGGATGTAATATTGAGGCAGACGTAACGACAACTACAGGCCCATTTAGCGGTAATGCAAACTATATTAATTGTCATTTAATATGTAATAATGATTTAAATTTAGTATTTGACACTATTTTTAAATATGAGTATGGTATAAATTATACTATCAGAAATATGATATTGCAAAATTCAAAAGTAGATATTAATGGGGTTATTAATAATGTACTTGGTAACTGGAATGTTAATCCTTCTAATAGTGTTGCTATTTTGAATCAATTCAATGGAAGTTCACTAACTTTTATTAATACTCCTCGTTCCTTAGAAACAATTCCGGGTATAGGTTATACTAATTCATTTGATTATATATTAATTACTCAACCAAATATTAAATTTACAAAAAATATTACAGTATTATCAGATATAAATAAAGCTATTAAAGGACAGATTATTTTTGATTCTGTTGGTAAATTTAAATTGTGTTCTAAATCATCTATTTTTGATGTTTCTGGATCTATTATGGTTTCTGCAATATGGGGGCCTGTTAATATCAATGTGGAGTAAAATAACTATTGATTACATAATAAATAAAATATTAGAGACATAGACTTAATTGTTGGTGTCTCTCTATTTGATATGGAGTGAGAAAGATAAATTACATACACGCATATGACCTTTCCATGGAATCAACAGGAGTTTGTATATTTGATGAGGGATGTAGTCAGGGAAAAGGTTTAAATTAATTAAGGGAGTGAAATAAAATAATTAATCAAGTTTTAATTACATTAGATAAAAATACATTAGACGAGTATAATAAATATTACTTCGCAAAATATCCAAGAAGAAAAGTTGCTCCAATAAAAAAACCAATTCCTCCCTCATTGAATGAATATATTTCTATGATTCGTATGGCACAGAATACTTTAAAAGGCAAATATAAAGAACTTTCCATATGGTTGGCAGAATATTATAAAATAGATAATCTTAATTTAGATAATGCAATTATTACATATACATTTTATTTTAAAACAAAAGTAAGACATGATTTCGACAACCTTATGCTTACCCCAAAGTTAATAAATGATGGATTGGTTGAAGCAAAGGTATTTAAAGATGACTGTGGAGAGTTTTTGAAGTTGGAATTTAATCCTTTTCAATATGATAAGTTAAATCCAAGAGTGGAAATGTTGTTGGAATGGTAAATAAATTTTACATAGATAATGGGCATCAATTTTGGTGTCTATTTTTGTGTGTAAAAACACAGTAAACAGACTAGGGTAGCTCCTGAAAGATGCAATCCTTAGCATTTGTCTGTTTATTACTCTTTATAAGGAACATAAAATATTGAAGGAGATGTTTGACAAATGAAAAAAGGCGTAAAACAATCTAAGCCAACTCCAGAGGAATATAATATTGAGGTAGAAAAATTTAAAACCATATCGAATGAATTAGGTAGAGCAATAAAGTATGAAGAAACCAAAAAATACAATCTAAACAATAGTCGATGGTATGTAAAACATTGTAAAAATACAAAAGTTACTAACTTCAATGAGTTTATCGAGTTCGAAATCGGCATGGTTCCTAGATATAATTTAAGTAAAGAAGGAACTATAAAATGTATTTTAGAGTTGCAAGATAAATTAGGAAGACCATTGATGAAAAAAGACCTGATAGGTGTTCAGAATAATAGTATCGGTCAAGGAGCTTTAAATCGCTATTGGGGTGGTTTTAATAAAATGAAAGAAGAGTTAGGATTAGAGATAGTGGGTAGAAACCTACAAGACGAAGAACGTTCTCTCTTTGCTATAAAAAGAGATATAGTGAGATTATGTGCATATATTTTAGAAAAGGAAAATCGTTATACTTTGACTATCTCGGATTGGAAAAAGATAAAAATGGCATCTTATCCATCTTGTCAAAAATGGTTTAATGATAATGGATCATCTCCAAGGGAATTTATAAATAGTATAGGATTTGAATTTGTTGAATCTGGAAGTGGGTTAAATTATTTCTTTGAAGACAATGAAGAAAAAGTAAGATCCCAATTTGAATTGTCTTTTAGCAAACAATTAAGAGTTTTAAATTTAGAATATAAAGAAGATTATTTAAGAGATATTAGATATTCAACATTTATATGTGATTATAGAGGTATGCTTGATTGTGATTATGTAATAAAATATAAGAAAAGGTTGATATATATAGAGATTGCTGGAATGTTGCGTGATTATAAGGATTGGTACTATCAAGATAAACCATTAAATAGTAAATCAAAAGAAAAGTATAGACTAAAACTTAAGGATAAAGAAAATATGTTTAATGATTCGGGATTAGAATATTACATATTGTTTCCTAGTGATTTGAATGAAGATACGTATAAGAAGATATTCAATTAGTAATAAATAAAAATAATAAAAAGGAAGTGTTTTGAGTTGCCCCGAAAAACGCGAAAAGAAATACAAACATCCCCTGAGTTAATATCCCAAATATCAAAAGAAAATAAAGAATTGGCAAAAGAATTTATTGAGTATCTAAAAGCAACAGGTAAGGCAATTACTACAATATACGCCTATGCCAGTGATTTAGATTTGTTTTTCGTTTGGAATTTACAAAATAACGATAATAAATTCTTTGTTGATTTTACTAAAAGAGATGTCATGAAATATCAATCACATTTGATATCAGACCTTGAATTAAGTTCAAGTAGAATTAGACGCAGAAAAGCCGTATTGAGTAGTCTGTCTAATTTTATTGAATCAATGATGGATGACTTATATGTTAATTATAAACCAATAATTAATAAAATACCTTCACCTCCAAAGCAAGAAGCAAGAGAAAAAACTGTATTAGAAGATAATCAAATAGAAAAACTACTTGATTACCTTGTAGAAAATAAGCTGTATCAAAAAGCTTGTATTTTATCTTTAGCTCTAAATTCAGGCTCGCGAAAATCAGAATTACTTAGATTTAAAGTTTCATATTTTACAGAACAAAATATAATATATGATTCTCTTTACAAAACTCCTGAAAAGATTAAGACAAAAGGCAAGGGCTTGGGAAAGTTTATAAATAAATATATTATAGTAGCAAAGTTTAAACCTTATTTTGATTTATGGATGAAACAACGTGAAGAGTTGGGAATTACATGTGATGAATTATTTACAAATAAACGGTTAGGAGTATGGAAACCATTACAAGTTACTGCTATTGATGGTTATGCAGAATCATTTTCTAAAATATTGGGGATAGATTTTTATTGGCATAGTTGTAGACATTTCTTTACAACTTCAATGTGTAAATGTAATATTCCTGCTTCGGTAATTAAAGATATAGTTGGATGGGAAAATGTGTCGATGGTAGATTTATACGATGACACAGAAGTTGATGATGAATTGGGTAAGTATTTTAATGCAGATGGAATGAAAATGGTTGAGAAAAAAGGATTAGAGGATATTAAATAATCCTCTCCTTTTCTATTTAAAATAACATCCCAGAAAAGTACACTTTTATAGGAAAATTTATATTTTGAAAGTGGCTTGTGGCAAGGGTTGTAGGGTTTTGATTTTTAGAGGGATTGTGAAGAATCTGTAGAGATATGGATTCTTTTTTGGATTTGATAGTTTTACTAGCAAGAGATAGTGGAAGTAATTACCCACTATTAGATGTAACTCGCACATCGTTTCTTGCTAGTTTTATATTTTTATGGGCGAGGAAAATAATAATAAGAAAGCGAGATGTATTATTAATGGCTAATCAATTTCCAGAATGGACAGACGAACATATACAGTTTTTAAAAGATAACTATTTAAAAATGTCAGATGAAGAAATAGGGGAAATACTAAATAAATCTAAGGGTGGTATAAAAACAAAAAGATCTAGATTAAAACTAAAACATGAAAAACCATTATTAACAAATAAAACTAATAAAAAACTAAACTTATATACAGAGGAAGTATCCAAGGAACAACTAGTTGACATATTTAACAAAATTAAAAGAGCACCTACCAAAGATGATGCTAAGTTGTATAAAATGAAACCATCTAGAGATTGGTACGTAGACAAATATGGTAGTATTGATAACGCATGTGTATATTTTGGATTAATTGAAAAACCATTATCAGTCGAAGAAAGAATGGACATCTCTATTGTCGAATTGAGAGAAATTGCAAAAGAATTAGGCAGAATGCCATTGTGCGATGAATATTTAAAAATGAAAGATAAGGGATATTCGGAGTATCCTTTACAAAAACATTACAATATGAAATATAGTGAAATATGTGATACATATCTAAGTGATTTTAAAATTCAAGAAAGTTATAAAAGGTGCAGTGTATGTGAAGAGATAAAATTAATATCAGATTATGGAATAGATAAAAATGCACCATTAGGTCTTAGAAGTAGTTGTAGACTATGTGAGTATATTAAAAGAACAGATGAATTAAATATTCCAGAAAACTGGAATAAAGAAGAATGTATGATAATTATAGATAATATTTTAAATGAAAAAATCACATACATAAATGATTTGTGTGAAATATTGAATAGAAACTTAGAAGATATAATTGAACTTTTAAATAATTATATAAAAATAGGAAATAAACCTTTAAATGTTAAGGTGATGTGTGCATATTGTGGCATAGAGGAATCAAAAATATTAAGTATTTATCTTAAAAATAAAGAATATTTTTGCACATATGATTGCTATTGGAACTATAAAAGAGAGTTTGAACCAAAAGGAGAAGATCATCCTAGTTATAATAGAATTGAAACTAAATGCGATAATTGTGGATGTGAAAATAAAGTTATCCCTTTTTATATTAAGAAAAATATACATAATTTCTGCTCTCAAAAATGTTACTGGGAATTTAGAAGTAAATACTATGTTGGAGAAAGGCATAATCAATTTGGTATAAAAAAGACTGTCGAACAAAGAAGAAGAATGAGCATAGTCACAACAGCTAGGTATACAAGTGGTAGTTTTAAAAGAATAACAAAACCTCAAATTGGGGTTGATAATATCTTAGAAGAATTAAATATAAAATATGTGAATGAATACAATTGCAAATATTATGCTATTGATAATTATTTATCAGACTACAATTTGATGATTGAGGTTAATGGAGATTATTTTCATTCAAACCCTTTAAAATTCACAGAATTAAATCAAATGCAAATAAAAGGTATTACTAGAGACAAAAGAAAGAGAACATATATAAAAAGATATAAAGAAATTGACATATTATACTTATGGGAAAGCGATATAAAAAATAAACCAGAGTTGTGTAGGGAGTTGATCTTGGAATATGTTAATAATAAAGGAATATTAAGTAATTATAATAGTTTTAATTATTTATTGGTTGAAGGGAAATTAGTCATGAATGAATGCATAGTAATTCCATATGTAGATTGGGATAGTACAAGTATAAACCAGTTAAATAAAGAAATAGTATAATAAATAAAATAATTAAATGAAAGAAGGAAAATACAATGGCAACTATTAAAAAATTAAATGAGGCATCTTTAAACAAAGGTTTCAATAAATTCAACGAGAAGGTCACAGAAAGGGTAGCTGATAGATTCGGTGAGGAGTATGAGGTAGAGGTATCAAAGTATCTTAAAAAGACAGATACACAAAGAATCATGATTGATTATATGGAAATTATTGACGAATTAAAAGATATGGAAGGAATAGACACTCTCAAAGATACCATTATTCTTCCTATGCTTATGATAAAAAAATTCACAAATATATCTATTCCAGACGAAGCAGAAAAACTATTGGCAATGGCAGATAAATTAGCAGAGTTAGAACTGTTTGGACAGATTATGAATTTATTGCCTGAAGATGAACTTTTAAAAATGTCTGGGGTTGTTGATGAATTTAAAAAAAGTGTAGAACAAATGGTTGAAGAAAAAGAGTTGGCAAAAGCCTTGGATGTTAATGAATAAATAGTAAAATAATATATTAAAAGAATCCATAGTAGCATATGGATTCTTTTAATATTCAATATGCATTCAATGCTGTTTTTAATCTTGGGATCATAAATTCATCTTCGGTTGCTAACACAATTGTTTTATTTTGATTATGTTCTTTATAATTGATAGTTATCATCCACATCATTGATGTTTCTTTTTGTGTTCCTACACCTGATATTCCTCCAACTACCGCACCTACTGGGCCTAATAATAGCCCTCCAAGTAATGATCTACCTACAACACTTTTTTGATGTTCTGTAAGTTCCTTGGAAGAATTAAATAAGGTAGATTCTATATTTTTTGTAGGAATAGAATAAGTTTTATCAATATTTATTTTATCCGGAGTTTTGGAAAATTTTACTTTTACACCATTCCCATAATTAGTAATTCCATCTATATGAATTAATGGTATTGATTTTAAAGTTTGTTTTGTTGTTTTTATTCGTTCAAACTTTTTATCTTTTGGTTCATTAATTAATTCCATAATAACCATTATTATAATAAATACTATTACTGCTAATATTATTTTTATCAATTTAGTCACTTCCTTTCTTATTTCCAATTATATACTAAAATATATGCATTTGTAAAGAAAATATTACTAAAAGAAGGTGAAAATATTGCCAAAAGATATATCATTTTTAGCAAATGATTTAGTAAAAAAACTAGAACAAGAACTTTCAAGTCAATTAAAAATAATTGGAGATATGTTGATTGAGGATGTTCGTGAACATATAGATTTAGATGTATATGATAAATATAATCCGTCAGATCCAATGTATGAACGCACTTATAATTTAAAAAGAGCGGTAAAGAAATCTCCAATAAACAAAGATTTAAATGGAATAAGTATAGATGTTTATGTAGATGATGATATAGCTAAAAGTCATCATATGAATGATTCAAATAATTCATTAGAGAGTTATGCTCAGATCGTAGAAACAGGAGAGGGATATGATTTTAATTACCCTTACGGATACAATCGTCCAAGGCCATTTATGGAAAATACAATAGAAGAAAATTCCGAGAGTATTATTAATTTAATAGATAAAGCAGTGGGTGATGCAATTAAAAAATTATAAGGTGGTGATGTTTAGTGGGAAATACGTATACTGTTGGTGCTAAATTAATAATAAAATATGACCAATCAGAAATAAAAACAACAATAGATCGTTTAAACAACTTTGTCAAAGCAAATCCCATAATCATTAATAATATAAAAATAGATTCTAGTGCATTAAATAATATAAAATCCAATTTAGAAAAATTAGCAATAAAATTAGACAATGTATCAATAAATAATATTAAAGTACCTTCCAACGCTACAAAAGAACTAAAGAGCAAGATTGAATCAATATCTTTTAGTCTTGGAAATTTAAAACTTAATACATCTAAAATCGATGGTAAAAAAGTTAATTTAACTTTATTCGTTCCACCTTCTGAAATTACAAAACTTAAACAGCAAATAGAAGGGTTACGACCATTAATTAGAGTACAAGTTCAAGGACAAAGTACGGTAGCAACTCCTGGTTCTGGGTCATTAACTCAAGCTAAAACATTTGCAGATTCTTTAACTGCCTCTGGTCAATATAAAGGAAATACTTTAATTAGTTATGATTATGATCAAGCAGGAAAGTTAATTGCTGTATTAAAAAATGCACAAAACGAGACAATCAGACTTAAATATCAATTTGATGAAGCTAGTAGGTCATTTCAGCAAATTGGTTCGAGTACCAGAGTTCCAGATTTGCTTAATCAGAGTACAGTGGCAGCTCAAAGAACTTTTGCCGATTTAAGAAATGTTACAAATCAATTTAATATTCTTAAACAACAGTCTGGAAGTAATCCCATTGATTTTAAAACGCAAAAATTAATACCAGACTTAGAGTTATTGAATGCAAAAATAAAAACATTGAGTACTGGTATGCAACAAGTAACGCAAACTTATAAACTTAATGATACTCAGACTATGAGTGTTTCTGGTAATTATAATTTGCTTAGAGGACAAATAGATTCTTTAAGCACATCAACAGGTAATTTGGCAAATAGGCAAATAGGACTAGGAGAAGCCACGTCGGTAGCTCTACAGCGTTTTCCGCTATGGATAGCAGTTTCGACATTGGTAATGGGCAGTCTGCATAAGATGCAAGAGGCCTTTACATTTATGTCAGAACAATCAAAATTGTTTACAAATTTACAACTTGAGATGACTAATACAAATTTAGTTTTTGGAGAAATAACTAGTACAGCGAATCAATTTGCCTCTGCTATAGGTTCTACAACTAGTAAAGTAATGCAATCTATAGCTGTATTCGGAACTTATTCCTCTACGTTGGATGATGTTCTTACAAAGTCAAAATCTGCAATTACTTTATCAAATATTACAGGGCAAGGAGTAGAGCAGACCAGTGATGAATTAATGGGGATTATGAGTCAATTTAGACTTGGGGCCAATGATATAACATCTGTAACCGATTCTGTATTGGGCTCGGCACGTAATTTGCAAATGGATTTTCCCAAGGCAGTTTCTGAGATTTCTAGCGGATTGCGTACTGTCGGAAGCGTGGCGAAGGAAGCGGGCCTTTCAGTTTCCGAAACAACTGGCATTTTAAGTACCATGATAGAAGTTTCGAGGCGTAGTGGGGCAGAAAATTCAAATGCCCTCCGCACAGTTATTAGCCGTATATCAGCCGTAGGGGAAGAGTCTGATCCAGAAGAGTTTAAAGGGATAGAAAAAAAATTTTATAATATAGGAATAGCAATTAAATCTTCATCCGACACAATTCGTCCATTAGGAGAGATTTTGTCGGAATTGGGCGAAAGATGGAAGACTTTAAATGATGTTGAACGCCAATCTATTGCACAGGCCAGTGCTGGAATGTATAGAAGAAATGCATTTATTAGTCTTATGTCCAATTACGACAAAGTTCTACAAAATACAACTGCCGCACAAGAAAGCGAAGGGGTAACTGCACAAAAACAAGAAATATATAACAATTCTTTATCTGCCTCTGTAGCAAGATTAACTGCGGCATGGGAAAAATTTTATTTAAATTCAATTAATACTGATACTTGGAAAAACCTAGTAAAAGGTTTAACAGTTGTAATATCTGGCTTTGCAGATTTTGCTAGTGTAATGGGAGGAATCCCAACAATATTGGCAACAGTAGTTTTAACTGCTTCTTTATTTTCCACAAAATTTCAAGGATTTATGAGTAGATCATTTTTAATTGCTCCAATGTTAGCATTTAAAGCTTCGGTAATAGAAACATCAGTAGTCATGAGACAATTTAGTGGATATGCCAATACATGGAGGACAAATCCATTTATTGTTGGTTTTCAAATGGCAAAAGTTTCAGTTATAGAATATATTGCAAGTATTCGTTTAGCTATAGCACAACAAACCGCAATGGGTAGAACAGGATGGACAAATGCATTAGGAGTTGCTATTACAGGAATAAGCGGTGCTATGAGGTCATTAGCTTCATCTGCAATAGTAGCTAGAATCGCAATGGCGGCATTCCAAGCAGTTGCTACACTTGGTTTATCGGTTGCTCTTTCTCTCGTAATCGGTAAAGTAATGGGATACGCAGATTCATGGATTCATGCAAAAGAAAAAGCACAAGAAGCATTTGATTCTCTTCAAAAATCTGTATCATCATTATCTTCAGAAGTCTCCCAATCTGAAACTTTAATTTCTACATACGACGAATTATCTGTAAAGAAAAACAAAACTACAGAAGAGACTCAAAAGTTATCCGAAGCAACTGAAAAATTATCTACTCTTTTACCTCAATCAATAGAAGGTTTTGATTCGGAAGGTAAAGCAATTTTAGGTTCAGCTGAGAGTCTCCGTGAATATTTAGATTTAAAAAGACAAGAGTTAGAAATAAATAAACAAAAATTAGTTAGTGATTTCTATGCAAATGAATCCTCGCAAATAGATGACATAATTGAAAAACAAAATAAACTCAATGATTTAAAAGATAAATTATCAAAACAGGAACAAATTAAAACCAATATTATTGGGCCAAACAATAGTTATACTCCTGATGAAAAAGTTTCCTTAATTGCAAATAAAGATTTAGATATTAATAAAATTAAAGGTGAGATTTCTGAAGTTCAGGGTGAAATATTAAAAGCTAATTCTGCTATGTCTAGTGGTTTAAAAGCAGTTACTCAAACAGAATTAGAATCTTTAAATTTGTCATCTAATTCATTAAGTAATTTTTCCAAATCATATATGGGTATAATATCTGAAATAAGTAAAAGTGGAGAAAGTCCTGCACAAGTATTATCGACTTTATTCGACACTTTTAAAACAGATATAAATATTAAACCAATTATAGATGAATGGAATACATCTTTGCAAGGTCTTCAAAAAGGGAATATTGACGCTTCTAAGGCAGAAAAGATACATCAAGATGCAGTAGATAGTCTAACAACCGCTATGTCAAGAGCAAATCCTAATATGAAAATGGAATTCATTAAACCTTTCGTTGAAGGTTTACTTGTGCTAAGTGGTGTTGCACCTAAAACAGAAGAAAAAATAGTTGATTTTTCATCTTCCCTAAAAACTCTTCAAGAAACTATGTCATCGTCTGCATCATCTATTTCAGAACTCCAATCTGCTATGAAGGAATATTCTGATTCAGGCACTATAAGTCTTGACACTATCATTAAATTATCTGCAACATATCCAGAACTTCTTAATCATCTTGGCAATGAAGCGAAAATTAGACAAATAATTACTGATAAAATAAAAGAAGAACAAGAGGTTTCTCGTCAAGCATATGCTCAAATGCTTATGGATAGTGAAGAATTCTACAAAGCAAAAGTTCTAGGCAATGCTCAAGTAATGGATGCTTTATCTAAATTATATAATGGAGATTTAAGTCAATATAAATCACTTGCTGAAGCAAAGGCAAAAGTAGATCAAGAATTAATACAGACTCTTGCCTCTGCATGGTCTAATTATTATAGAGCTGGAGCATTGGTTGCACAACCTTTAGATGGCGGAAGAACTCTTGTAGACGCAAGTGGAAATGCAAGTGGGGTAAATGGATACGGTATTACTCCTGAAATGAAAGCACAACTATCAGGATTAAAACAATATTCAGATCAAATGAGTGCTTTGGCATCTGCAATGGACGGAATTGCAATAAAAGGTACTTCTGGCATAGATTTTTCAGGTATAGGAATGTCTGGAGGCAAAGAAAAAGATAAAAAAGAAAAAGCATCTCCAACATCATCAATAGCAGAACAAGTTTCAATAGAAGAATCACTTATTCGCTCATTTAATACTCAAGCAGAAATGACAGCAGAACAAGGTAAGCTTCTAGAAAAACAAATTGCTACTGCTAAATCTGCTAATGACTATAATTTACAATTGTCTCTCACAAATGATTTAATAAAGAATCAAAAACTTCAAATTACACAATTGGGAGAAGCAAAGTCAAAAATAGAAGCAGAATTCGTAAAAGTATCTACTCAATCTGGATTTCAAAATACATCTCAATTTGTTGACGCGCAAGGTGAAGCAACTTTATATTATCAAAATTTATGGAATGCTTCATCCGTAGAAACTCAAAAACAACTTTCTGCCACTTTTGATAAACTGTCAAAACTCCAAAAAGCTTGGGGAGATAATTCAACATCTGTATTAGAATTGGCTGATTCCCAAAAATCTCTCCAACAATCTCTCCTAGATATCAAAACAGAAATAGCAGACCAAACAATCCAAACCCTAAAAGATTCCTATAAAAAGCAAGAAGAATTAGCAATAAAAAATATAGAAAATGAAGCGAAACTTGAAGACACTCGCCATCAACAAAAATTAGACCTCCTAGATGAAGAAGCAACTGCATATGAAGATTCTATAAACAAACAAATTGATGCAATTGATAAACTCTCATCTGCTGAAGATTACAATAAAAATCTTAAAAAATCTCAATCTGAAGCACAAGATATTCAAAATCAAATTAATATCTTGTCCAAAGACACTTCTATTTCAGGAAAATCTAAACTTGCTGATCTTCAAAAACAACTTGCAGAAAAAAACTCATCTATTGATGACATGCAAACTGATCATACAAATACTCTTCGTAAACAAAATCTCCAAGATCAACTTGCAGATTATAAAAAAGATATTGATGCAAAGAAAAAGGCAGAAAATACCAAGTATGATTTAAAGAAATCTGAATTAGATGCAGAAAAAGTTGCTACAGAAACAACATTTAATGAACTCATGAATAATGAAAGATATTGGGCAGAACAACGTTTATTAATCATTAATGGTAATATTGATGCAATTAAATTATCTCTTGCTGTTTTTTATGAAGAATTCACCAAAGATATCACAGGTAAAGCAGATTTAATCAAAGGATCATTTGAAGAAATAAAAAATATCATAGATGATATTAAAAATTCGGCAGGTAATTTAGATGGAATAAATATGTCCATGAGTACAAGTGATTCTATGGGTTCTGCTTATTCTGGTGCATTAACTCCATCATGGGGTCCTGGTGGTAAATCAATGATAGTCCATCAAGATGAATTAATTCTAAACGCAACAGAAACATCAAAATTCTTCAAAATTGCCGACATTCTATCAAAAATTGACATTCCAAATATACTGAAAAGTATATCTCTTCCAACATTAAATATTCCATCATTCCAAATGCCACAACTGGCAAATAATATATCTACTAATACGACTAATAATTTAAATCCTGTGTTTAATATTACGATTCCTTCTGGAACTAGTAAAAATCAAGCGAAGGAAATTGTAAAATTAGTTTATGCTGATTTAGTAAAAATGATTAAAAAATAAATAATAAAAGTAGAGAGAAGTCAAGCAAATCTCTCTACTTTAAATTGAGGTGAAAATATGCCAATATCAGAAAGCTTATATTTAATGTTTAATAATGTTAGTTCACAGACATTTGATATAATTAATTGTACTGTTGATTCTGGACTATATAGCGAAACATTAATTCCTGACAGAATAGTCAATCAAACAAAAGTAAAAAATAATCCAATTCCATTTTTTCAAGGGGTAGAAGAATCATCAAGAGTCATCAAATGTTTTTTAGCATTTCGAGAGGGATTTGATGAGGGAAAATTACGTTCAGTTAAAAGATGGTTACACACTGATTTTTTTGTTCCATTATCATTTTCAGAAATTCCTGACATTTTGTATTACGCAATTTGTACAAATTCATCTGACTTGATGCACAATGGGCGTGGAGAAGGTTATATTGTTTGCGAATTCGAATGTGATTCTCCATATGCTTATTCTCCAATTTACTCCTCTATTCAATATGACCTATCCACAAACCCCACATCCACTACTCTAAAATTTGTAAATAATGGAGATATTCCTTGCAAGCCATTTATCACAGTTCAAGTAATTTCTGGCACTAGTTTTTCTATTACTAATCTTTCTGATGGAGGAAATACAATTTCATTTACAGGACTTCAAGCAAATGAAATTCTAGAAATTAATTGTGAAAATGAAGATATTAAAACTTCCATCCCATTAACTTATCGTTATGATAAGATGTCTGGAGATTTTCTTTCTACAATAAGGGGAGTAAATAGGTTATTATGTTTTGGCAATATTAAACTTCAATTCAAATATCAATTCAAATTACTGTAAAATACACACTTCCGAAAGGAGAAAAATCATAAATGTATCAAGATATAGACTTATCATTAAAACCACCTTCGCCTAAATTATCTCTGCATAAACCAGACAAAACAAAAATATCCAACCTCCTAGAAGCATTTGAAATTAACTTAGATATTAATTCTTTAGATTTAGATACACTTTCATTCTTACTTCCTTATAAACTTAACATTAATCATCAATTACAACAAAATAATCATATTTCATTATTACGTAATAGATATTTAATCAAACTTATTCTAGGGGATTATGTACAATGGTTTATAATTAGTAGTCCCATCCCAACCGCAGATGAAGATTCCGATTACTTAGAAGTGAATTGCGTATCATTGGAAAATGAGTTAAATGACAAAAGAATTAAAGCTTATACCGCCCAAGCCGTTTTATTATCAGAAATTATGAATGGATATTCAAGAGATACAATTGTTGATGAAGCAACCACCACAGAAGTTGTAGATGGAATTCTCAAGGGAACCTCATGGACTCTCGGAAATGTTCCAATTTCTCTAAATTCTATATATCGATCTTTTGAAGGTATTTCTAGCACGAAATTAGAATTTATAAGAAATACACTTACAGAGAAATATAAAATTATTGCTAAATTTAATACGCAAAATAGAGTAATTGATTTCTTTGAAACTGAAGAATTTGGTACATTTGATGGTTTAAGAATAAATGATAAAAACTATCTCCGTACAATTACTCAAAGTGAAGATGATGAAAATTTCTGTACTAGATTAAATGTTTATGGGAAGGATGGCATTGGAATTCAATCTATCAATCCACTCGGAAAACCATTTTTAGAAAATTACGATTTTTTTCTTTATCCATTTTTTAGAGATGAAAGCAGAAATGTGATCACAAGTTCTGATTATATGACTGATGGTTTATGCCATGCAATCCTAGATTATCAAATTGCAATGTCCCAAGAAGCATCTGCTTATACTGATTTATTAGCACAATTAACTGCATATCAAATTGCATTAACTGAAAAACAAAATGAGATGACCTTGCTAGTTGACGATATGCTAATAATTGACGACAATATTAAAACTAATCAAGATAATGGAATTAATGTTGTTGCTCTTACTGCTGAAAAAGTAGCTTTACAAATAGAAATTGATGCAAAACAAATAGAAGTAGACGCTGCAATCGCACTAGTTACAGGAGTACAAGATCAAATTTCAACTTTGCAATCTGATTTATCTGAAGAAAATCATTTTACTCCTGAATTATTAATTGAAAAGATTGATTATGAATTAGATGGTGAGTGGTCAGACGAAAGTATTATTCTTTCTACAGATTTGTATTTTTCTGCTCTTGATGAACTCCAGAATCGTAAAATACCACATCAACTTATCGAAATATCAATTGTAAATTTTCTTGAGGTGCTATCAGAACAAAGAAATTGGAAAAAGATAGTTGTAGGAAATAAAGTTGCAATACAAAATGAGCAACTAGGAATTGATGTATTGGCTTCTATAACAAAAGCATCTTTTGATTTCGAATCTGGTGAAATTAAACTAACAATTGCAGATATTAAAAAATGCAAAGATAATAGAGATAAACTTAGAGAATATTTATATGAACAAAAAAATTATGTTGATATCATTGATCTCAACAAACAAAAATGGAATGAACAATTAATCAAAGCTAAAGAATATGTTGATATACAGATTGAAGAAGTAAATGGTACACTATTAAATTTAAATATTGATGTAAATAGATTTTCACTTGATGGATATATAACAAAAATAGAATCAAGTGCATTGAAAAATTCATTACAACAAGCAAATGCAGAATCAGAGGATTTTATTATTATTGCTAATTCTTTAGGATTGACAGATGATATTATTCCAAATGAAAAAATAAATTATAGGGACGCATTAAATGCATTAACATTAGAATTAAATAAGTGGATTGATCAAACAACATATCCAATAATTATTCTTTTAACGGAGAGAGATATTATAAAAACTCTTTTTGAAAATGTGCAAAATACAAAGGCAATATTAATTAATAAAATTGCTTTAATCAGAGAAGAAAGAGCAGGAATATATACAGATGATCAAGTTTCAGAAGTAAATATTGCTATTGCTAATATGTTGACTAATATTGCTGATTTTGCTAAAGATAGACAAATTACTTATGCAGAAGCAACAATGTTAAGTGAAGCATTTGTAAAAATTAACAATGAAAGTGTAGACATAATAAATATTGCTACTGGTTTTGTAATTGATTCAGCAATAATTAACAATTATCAAAACTCCTTAACTGGAACAATTGCATCGTGTGGAATAGATGGATTAGAGGTTGAATTAAATAATTGGGTTGGCTATGCAGAATTAGATTATCCTATTGCGATGACAAGATCCCAAAAGAAAAAATTAGTAAATAAATTCATATATGTAAACAGCACTAAAAAATTATTAATTGAGGCTATTGCATTGGCAACTCCAGCATACACTGTTGATGGTCAAATTTATGTAAAAGGAACTGGTGCAAACAGAAATGCTAATCGTTCACTATTAATAAATAAAAAAATAATTAGTGCAAGTAGTGTGAGTGGCAGAGGATTAATGTTAACAGTAATTGACAGAAGTGATTTATCTGTTATTTTTACACAATTATACGATACTTTTGCAGATGATCAAGCAAGATTAGATTTAGCAACAAAATTAGATACTTTAGACAATACCGTGATTATAACATTAACATCCTATAATTCTATCGGGTGGAATTCTACTCTATTGACATCGGTAATAAGATGTGGAGGAACTGGAACAGATACAGGAATTGGTGCTTATCCTTACTCACTTATTGGTATACCTGGAATTTTTAAGGGAACTGCATTGGAAGTTATTTCATTTAGTGATAGTAATGCTCCTTATGCAGAAATAAATACAAAAATTATAGATGGATTACCTGTAGGTGTTGTAATTGCTGAATCTGTATTGGCTGTTGATGCGTTACTTTATGCAC